CGCTTTTATCTTATATTATATACAATATATAGTGGTTGATTTAAGTGTCTACCACAATATATAGGGGGTGGATAAATGACACTTGAAAAATATACTGGATTTGGGTTTAAAAATAGAACAAGTGATGAGTTTAACGTATATTCGGTCACATCGGATGCTACATATGGAAGAAGTGTATTTGCTGAATTTGAAGATAAAGAAGAGTCGGTAGAAGGACAAGAAGGTTCTTATTATTTTGGAACAAATATGAGAACCAAGCCTTTGCCAATGACTTTATATATGGATAATATTAACAGAGAAACATATTTCGACTTACAAAGATGGTTAAGACCGAATGGTGGACTTGGAAATTTATGGTTTTATGAAGAGCCTTATAAATATTATAGAAATGTAAAAGTGACGA